TAACGGGGAGTACGGTTGTACCACATCTCAACTGCAGTTTAGCCGAATCGGTAGGATCAGGATTAAGGAGATATCTACCGTTTTCGTCTTTGAGTGTGTCGAGGTAGTTAAGACCGTCGTCGTTGGTGTAAATCTTAGCACCGGTTTTGTACGCCTGACCGAGGGTAACGTTAAGAGCCTTTTTGATACCGTCGATATTACCGAAATCAACGGCGGCTTTTTCTGCTACTTTTTCGAGTACCTTTTTGTTGGTAGTAGCGACGTTAGCTTTACCGAGCCATTCGGTCATAATGTTGATGATGTTGGAATCGGAATCCGCAACGAGATCGTTAGATACGGGCATAAATCCGGCGCGATCCTGGATCGCATAAGGGAGTCGCTCGAATTTAGGAGCCTCGATTTCGTTAGCGATTTCGCCGTTTTCGTCGAGGTCTACAAATGTACCGACGTCGGTCTTTTTCTGATATGTACGCGCGCCCTTGTTTGTTTTAACGGGTACAACATCGATATCGGAGCCGAGGTCATAATCAACATCTTTGTAATGTTCTACTTTTGTAGAAATGTCCTCAGGTACGGTATAACCGCCGTCCTCGTCTACACCCTCGACAAGTCCTTTTTTGATAAAGGCTTTAACAGCTTTAACAAATTTGGTAGACGCGTCGTCCTCTTCTTTAGCTTTAGGTGTCTGAGGTGTCGCGTTGTCTGCGGCCGCCATTTTTTCGGCTTCATACAAACCTTTTTCGAGGTCGTATTCTTTCTGCAGACGTTCGATTTCGTCCATAATTGCGGACGCTTTTTCGAGGTCTTTATTTTCGCCCTCTTTAAGAGCTTTAGCCTCGTCGATTTTGCTTATGATCTGTGTCTTAAGATCACGCATTTTTTTATTCATTGTTACATTTCCTCCTTTTTGGAATTAAAAAAGGACTCTACGTTTTTAAATCTGAGACTCAATAAACGCTCGTCCGTTTTTTCGGTTTCTGTGTTTTTTGTTTCCGGAACGTCGTCCGGTGTTTCGGTTATCGGTTTCGTAAAACCAATGCTTTTATGAGTTCCGGCACGCGGTTGAGCCGGTACGGCTACAAAACTAAGCTCGTAAGCGTCTTTTGCACCGTGTAATAGCATTTTGCACCGACGTTTTGACGTTTTCCCGGTTTCATCGGACACGTCATACTCACGACCGGGCCAATGTCGACAATAATCTTTCATATTGTCCGCGCCGCAAACTGAGCAAATCATTTTCGCCGGTACGGTGGAGGTCGATACCTCTTTTTTGATACCGCCGATAATTTCGGAAATTAAATCTTTATTGGAATCAGTTTTAATCATATAGACCTTTGCTACTAATTCCGTATGAAGTTCTCCGAGTTCTGTTTGCTTGTTCGCGTTTTGGATCAATTCCGTATCATAAATACGGGCGATCTGATTGTCCGCTTTTCGACTATGATCTTTTAACATAGTTTTTCCGGGATAAAGTTTTTGCAAATCTTGCAGAGCCTTTAAATTAAACGGCATATAGTTACGGTCGTCTTGCTCGTTATCGGCGATTGTAGCTTTAAAAATAAAGACGTCGTCAGCGGTAACGGGACTAAGCGTATATTTGTTAATCTTTTTCAAATCGGCGTCGGTTATTTCCAACGGCGACACGCTCGCGACCTTACTAATAACCCCCGGTATAGCCTCAGGATCGTTAAAATCGGTAGCGGTTAACTTGTCGTTATCCATTATTTTGACCTCCTCCCTCGTTATTTTCGTCCGGATTTTCTTCCGGTTTCGGGTCGTCCGGATTATTAGCCGGAGGATCCTTTATATATTGAGATCCGGTATATTGTACCGGAATGCTCGCACCATTGCCGAGGAGTTCGTCGCCGCCTGGACGATTCTCGAGGTCTAATTTGTTTCGAGCTTCGTTCGGCGTCATAAGAAAACTATTAACGGCGGTCGATAACGTTTGTACTTTGGTAGCAAAATCGGCACGTAAAATAACGTCGATGTTGAATTTAAAGTGATAACCGTTAGCGATTTCGTCCGGCGATAACAGTTTGTACGTTAATTCCTCCTCGTACTGTTTTACTATGTATAACAAGGTATCAACGTAGAATGATAATTGTTGAGCCTCCGCGCTTGCGTATGACGATTTAGTGTAATCTCCGATTTGACTCGGTTTGATACCAAATGCCGACGCGATTTGTAACGCGGTATATTGCCGCACCTCGATAAATTGGTTGTCGGCTAATTTCACATTTAACGGCGTTAAACTGAATCCGAGCGGAATCGGTATAATATCTTTTATACCCTCGTCGGACAATTCGCCTTTGGCGTATGCCTCGGTCATTCTAACCAATTCTTTAACGTTGGCGTCATTGAGCGACCCCGTATAATTTAATACGGCTTTAGCTGTGAACCCTGATTCGTACATTCGGTTGAGCATTTTTTGAGATTTAATCGCGCCCCCGATTGTCATTTTTAATTGATCCTGAACCGATACGCCCGTTATACCGTCCAACGTGTTGGACGATTTAAAATGTAAAATTTCCTCACTACCAAATTGATAGCGTTGTCCACCGTGAGAATATATGTAATATATATCCGGTTGATCCGCTAAGATTTTGGCGTCGTCGTACCATATTTCGACCTCGTCCGTCGGTAATAACCACAATTTCATAGAATCACCGGCCCCGTGAATCCATACGTACGCGTTGCCGTGATGATTACGATTGAATTCGACCGACGACCAAAATATCGACGAGGTCATATACGGATTTGGTCGGTCGTGTAATAAGTAATATAACGGATGTTCTCGCGCCGTTTCTACACCGTTTTTGTCGTTATAGCGTAGCAATTTCAACGGCAATTTACCGAGCGATTCGCTTAACACTTTCATACACGCGAAATATGTAGACTCGGATTTAATATCCTCTTTAGCGTTTCTGTCAACGCCTAAAAAATTGTAAAAATTAGCGTTGAGATCGTCGCTACTTGATTTGTTAAAAATCAGCGACATAGCGAGTTTAAAACGTTTTGATAATTGCATTTTTTACACCTCCCAACATTAATTTTTTATCCAACCCATAGCGCGTAAATAATTGTCGAGTTCGGATTCAACGTCGACAACCTCAGTATTACGATGTTTTAGCATACACGCGTGAGCGTCTATGCACGAGTCGACCGGGTCAATACGTTTGAATCTTGCACCCGGTTTTTTATCGACTTTGATTTCGTCGAATGAATTTCGAACGATTGTCGCATTTAAGAACGACCACGTTAAAAGCTCGTTATTTTCGTTATATTCCAAATCCTCGGATCTAACTAAAATTTGAATATCGGCGGTCGCGTCATTCAATGATTTACACGATTGGACGATTATAACAACCGGACAACCGAACGCCTCCAAGTCGGCTAATACACCGTCCGCGTTGTGCGGATCTATGCCGATACCGGAAAACGTTAAATCGTATTCCTCTTTGATACGCTGTAAATCTTTAATGATAAATTTATAGTCGTTTTTAAAATCACCGGATCCACCGGTAACCGTGATTAATTCCATTTGCTCCCACAAGTCATACGGCGCGAGGTCTGTTTCAATATGTTCTTGCAGACGTCCACGCGGCATAAACGAATGAGAATAAAAATAATATTTTTCTTTGGTCTCGCCGGTATCGGTTGTATATTCCTCCGGGAATTCTAACGAATAACTCGTTAAGTCACCGCCGGACGATAAGTCCAAACCGACCCAACAACTACGACCGCGCATATCCTCGAGCGTTCTTTTTGACGCGCATTTTTGCCATTTACCGGCGTGAACGAATTGATCGTCAGTATTTTGCACCCACATATTGAGGGATTTTGTCAAAAAGTCGCGTAAATCTGAACCGCCCATATCTTTAGCGGTCTGAGCGTCGATTTTAAGTATTTCAAATTTTTCAGGATTCGACGCGATAAACGGATTAGCCTTAACCCAATTATCGGGATTCCAGATATCATCGTCAGGATCCAAACAATAAATATCTATAAAAAAATCCTCGGCGGTAGATAAACCGCGGAGGACTTTAATAGCGTAATCGTCCATTTCTTTACAAAACGAATTCAGATTATCGCCTCGCGTTGTAATCATTGATACTAAGGTTTCGTCTAACGACCTCGTACCGTTGTACAACGCTTTATATATTTTATTGTCTTTATGTTGGTGTATTTCGTCGATTGACGCGTATATCGATCTAAAACCGTCGTCGAGTCCGGCCTCTTTGGATAACGCCTCAATCGTACAATGAGTTTCTAACGCGTCAATTACTGACTTATAATCTTTAACGTCGAAATATTCGCCGAGGTCGGGATCAATGGTAATAAATTTACTCATTTCCTCCCAGGCGAGACGCGCTTGTCGTTTCTTTGTCGCGACCGTGAATAATTTACCGTAATAATAACCGCCGAATCCGGCGATATAAGTACCCATAATACCATTTTCGAACGTTTTACCATTCTGTCGAGCCATACTTTTATAGCGTCGACGGAATCGTCTTTTATCGTTGGAGGTTTTGAACCAACCAAACGTACAACCCAGGTCGAACGCCTGAGAATCTAACAATTTAACCGGTTTAGGCTCCGCACCCTCGGCAATAGTCAGCGTCTCGGCATAATTGACGATTTCCATAGCTTTTGACGGATTATAATAATACGGAAAATCCTCGGATCGTTGTCGTTTCAAGTCGTCTAAATGTCGCTTACACGCTAAAATATGAAGTTCTCCGGCGACAATCGCGCCCGATACTACTTTATTAGCGTATTCGGTAACACGGTCGTAAATCGGCGCGTAACCATTAGCCATTTACCGACGACCTCTTTTCAAACTTTATGAATTTATTTTCTTTAGGTGTTTCC